CAGCTGCCCACCTCCGGTAGTCCTTGACGGGGTCTGACGGGTTGATCCCAATCATCGTCAAATCTTTGCTGAGGCCCTTATACGGGCTACGGGTCATGATCCACCGCTCACCATCATAGACAGGCCGCTGCTGGCAAAACTCGATCTTCTCGAACTCGTCAGCAGGGCTCTCGACCTTCATGGTGAACCCGTATCTCAAAAACCACTCAGCCAACCCCTCACTAAAACTCCGCAAGGTCGTCCTGCGCATGAAGCACACGCAGTCATCTCCGTTGTTGACAAGGCTCACCTTGAGGCCCTTCTGCCTCACATACGTCCACACCAGCCCACACATGATGAGCTTGTTGCCCAGGGATGTGTTCATGTCTCCAGACATGCGTTTCCCCTCGACTGTGTACGTGACAACCCCCTCAGGGGTGACGGCCTTGCCCCGATTAGCAATCTGCCACTCCAGCACGGCCGCCAGCCGCTCATCTCGGAAAATGGAATTGTAAACCCCATGCTCCCATCTGAGGGCCGGCACGCTGACGTGCTGGTCAAAGCGTGATGCGTCGAGGCCGACTGCAACGGTATCACCCCACTGGTCCCAGTGCATGCGCATGTTACGCGCAACGTCAAGGGCATTATACCCTGACATGACCGTTGGCATTCCCCAGACCTCATCAATGGCATCGTAGATCCGGTGTTCGATGCTCTTGAGGTACCTCCCCACCCAGGCATTATACCTCGGTGATCGGGGCTGAATCAACCGAGGCGCGGGGTCAGGCTTGCTGGCAAAGTCCAGCTTCTCCGCCTTGACAAAAGTTGCCAGCTCGGCGTCCTTCCTACGGAGTGGATGGCTCATAAGAGTCTCCACGGCCTGGGCGTACAGCGTGCGTTTCGGGCCCCGGCACGAAGCAACGAATTGCTCATATGTCCAGGGGCCGGAGCGACCCACGCGTCCCACGACCTGCTCCGCAAATCGGTCCATCGAGTTGAACACACCAGGCTCTGGGGCGGGCGCCGGGACAAGGTTTCCCCTCTCCTCGACACAATATACCCTCTCGGTGAGCCCCCGCAGCACGTTGGTCAAGCTGTGATTGTGCACGCCCAGCTTGAAGCGTCCGCCTATTCCCACAATAGTGGCGAACTGGCGGCTACGAGGCACCTCGGCTTTGGGGCGCACCACAATGGGGAGCCCAACGACGGGTCGGTACTTCATCGTCGTGGTCCCATGCCCCACTCCGAGGCACCCCTAATAGGCGCCGGCCCTGCTGGCCGGGTCGGCTGCGACTGCACCGACCTTATGCCCAAGGAGCCGGAGGAATTGGCGCTCAACGGCGCCGCAAATGGGCCTGCTCGCCCGCTTCATCTCCTCACGCCTGGCTGAGATCTCGGCACTACCTGCCACCAGCTGCGCCTGCACATCGGCTCGCGTGGGGACGAAGTACATCAGCACGGCCTGAGGCACGTACATGGCAATGTCCTTGGTCCGCACGAACCTGTCCTTGCAGTACCGGCGCAGAAATGTGGCCACCTTGATCTCATGGGCCTCCCGGACTTTCGGGTCCCCGAAGGCGGGGCTGAACGGCGTGCCGAACTCAGCCCTGGCAACGTGCACCAGGGCCGCGACAAACCTGTCTTTCCTCCTCCTCCTGTAGACGGCCCGATCCTGGGCGGGCTCTGCGTCGATGGCCAAAGCCATGTCGCGGTAGCCCTGCTCAGTGTGATCGCCAAGCACCTCCTCTGGATCCACGTCCAGCTCCTCAACGCCCCTGGACACCTCAACTGCATCCTCCTCAACCTTCTGCAACCTCGCCGCCTTCCGCGCGGTGACACGCTTAAGCACTGCTCTGGCCAGCAGCGCTCCAGCGACGGCGAACCGTGTACGGTGAACAAACGTGAGAATGTTCATGTCGTGTCTGGTGTTTGGGTGATGCCCTTGTTGGCGTCCTGGGCGCGAGACGCGGATCGCGGCCAATCCAAAACAACAGCCTATCAACATCATAGGTGACCCCAAACCTGGAGTCCCTCAGTACTTTACTTGCTGCGTTCTGGGTATGGCCACGGGCACGCCCCGAGCCTTCCTCAGCTACGGGTGCGGCGGGGTAGCAAAGATGCCGTCTCGCCAGACGGTGCTTACCCCACTCAAAC